GAATTTGGGAGAGCGAAAAGAGCATGATACTAGTCCATTGGTGTTGGAACTGCATAAATTACCCAAACTATATTCCCTGGGTTTGGCAAATTTTCAGTTTTATTATGGGCGTGTACCATGGGATCTTTATTTGACTCGGAGCAACAAGGGAAATGGTGTCTCGTTGTTGCCCGGGTTGGTGTCAGAGCTTCGTGGTTTTTGGTGCCATCGTGAACGCACTTACGATAATTTTTTAGTGAGTGTTGTTAGGTGCCGAGAACTGTTGAGGCGTGTTAATGTGTCTTCACATTTCTTGGAGTACAATGTTATGTATGCTCCAATAGTGGCTTTGTATCATTCCCGAGATGCACAGTCTGTGGCCATGTTAGCTAATCCAGCATCGGGGTGGGTGGTGGTGAAAAGTGGTGTTGTGTTGTCTGTTGTGGTTGTTTTGGTTTATAAGTTGTTTCGATTGTACAAGTTGTGTAGAGGTTTTGAGTGGATGGGTGTTCGGGTATATCTTCAGAGAATACTGCTCACTCTCCTCAAACTAATTACAGCAGCTTAAATGGGTAGATGGAGTAAACTACCTGTTTTCGAATCAACTATTTCCAATTTGCCTCCACCGTTAGAGTTAAGGGATGGTGCAAAATTGAGTTTCTTAGGAAACCGGTTTCGCATCAACCAAAATTTTGATGGTAAGAGTAAGTTACAATATCAATCATGTTACAACACAAAATTTTATGCCCCCATTCACTTTAATTCAAATGTAAAAAATGAGCAACAAGCGCTATGGCATAGGGTGTTGAAGAAAACACCTGAGCCAACTGGTCTTATGGATCACTTCATATTGTGGGTAAAACAAAATCTAGATTTCTTGCTACCAAAAAAGAAAATTAGGAGTGACACCATAGAAGTGTACTTGGCCAATAGTAATGCTGCTCCGGGAGTGAAACGCGTTGTTCGACGTGTTTCCGGTCAACTAACTGAAAAAGGTATAAGTCAAACTACTAGTTTGGGTAGTGATATATTGTACCGTTACACGGCACGAAAATCATTTGTTAAAGATGAAAATTTGTGTTATCAAAGTGAAGGAGGATGCAAAGAGAAAGCTCCACGGTTGATTCAAGGGGCAACACCTGAGTTTATCTCTCTTGTTGGTCCTTGGTTTTCGTCCTTCCAACGTTACATGAAACGCATGTGGAATAAAGACAATTTTTTGTACTTTACTTCTGGTGCTACCAATGTGACTATGGGGGAGTTTTTTTCCAAGTGTCCGGAATGGAATATGTTTGAGAATGATGTCAGTGCGTGGGATTCCAGTGTGTGTGAAAAACTGTGCAAACTGGAAGTTTGGATAGCCAAAAATTTTGGTGCCCCACGCGCTGTGTTGGATTTGATGTTAGCGAATATTGACACTCATGGACGAACCACCAATGGGTGGTCGTACAGGTGTAAGGGTACTCGCAAATCTGGTGATCCTTATACATCATGTTTTAATTCTCTGCTTAATGCGTTAATGCACCTGTTTGTTTTCCATTTGCAAACAGGAATTTCGACTGTCGATTTTTCCTCATCCATTCGTATGATGGTTATGGGGGACGACAATCTTATGCGTCATGCAGGAGGTAAAATAAACTTTCACGATGATATTTTACAGTTAGGTTTTGAGTCTGTTAGCAGGTATCGTTCCAATGTTTGGGACGTTGAGTTCTGCTCCAGTACCCCCGTCAATGTTGATGGGGGGTTTGTTTTTGTTCCAAAAATTGGAAAAGTTTTTGCAAAATTTGGTTATTTTATTAATCCACCTGTTGCTGTTGATAGTAACAGTATATTGAGAGGTGTTTGCATAGGCTTTAGTAAATTACGATTTTTGCCTTTTTTTGATGCTTTTCTCCAAGGCGTCGAAAAAATTTGTGGCTCAGCCAAACCATATTTTTTGAAAGAAATGGAACATGCTTTCAAGTTTGGTGCTGTGCGTCATTGCCAAGAAACTGACTCTTGTGTAATGATGCGTTATGGCTTCGACACCTATATGTTTAATAGATGTGTTGTTGCTTTGAGAGCCGGGGATATGGATCATCCTTTTGTCAAATGTCTTTTTGATCGTGA